CCCGAGGACCCCGAGGTCTGATAGACCTCGGGTACCAACTTATAACGCGCAGGCGGGGGCGCGGGACAGTGGGACGGTGTACCTACCCGGGAGACTCCTTACGCCGTGGGTCGTTACCCCCATATTCCTTGTCGGCGAACGGTGCCCGTAGGCTAGACGGCGCCCGAAGGCGAGGCCCCAGCACGGGCCGGTGAAACGGGGAGGTTCGACCCCTTCGACGTGAGCCGGGAAGGTAAGGGACCTTTGTCCTGTCCCCGCCCGAACATACTCGGAGGGTGCCTCAGCCCCGGGGTTGTGTCGTCTCCGGCAGTCGCGCTAGTCGACTGGGATTGGCAACATCGGTAACGCCGGCTGACCGCGCAGCATCTGAGCCGCGCGACCCGCCATAGCAGCCACCTCCACGATGTCACGCACCACGCTGCCAGCGCTGGATGCGGACTGAATTACCCGATTCCACGTGTTTAGACTCGCGGGGTGGTGATAGGTGTGCGAAGCGTGCGCAGGGTTACCAGGCTCGAACCGTGTACGCCACTCAACGGTAATAAAGAAATTCACGGTGAGGCCTTCCGGCACGTACATCCAGATGGGCAGCATCCCAGCGAAGTGAAGCGGGATGCTGGTGCTCCAGGTAATTGATCCCTTTGCACGGTAGCCGACTCTCGCGAACTCTGACATTTCATTCATGTCGGCCGGTATCGCATTCACCTGTACGCCGCGGAGACCGAGCTTGGAAGCAGCAAGCAACCGAGGACGAGTGTAAGACGTCAGCTCCGAGGTGAGCGTGTCCCACGTGTCGGCCGAATTGCAAAGCCGCAAACATTGCCCACACATCCCCGCGTACGCAATGCCCGCCGTGGTCTGCAGTGGTTCCCCGTTCATAATCTGAACGGTGAAAGCAGACGGGCAGACCGAGCTGTTGTTCAGGGTGGCGCTGCTCATAGTAGACATGACATGGAGCATTGTGTTTCCCGCGGCGTTTATCGCTGCGGTGTGCGCATTCCCAGACACAGCAATAACGTTACTCCAATTCGGTGTGTCCCCAGACATTTGTCCGAACTCGCGCATCGGTCCGAGTACAATCAGCGAGCCATACTCACCAGCGGTGAACGCAATGTTCTCGGTCGTGCGGATAACAGAGTACGGCGCAATCGGACGAGGCAGCGCAAGATGCAACGGGTGTCGCGCGTCAAGATAGGCATCAACGGGGACAGCCGCCGCGCGGCCCGCACCATTCTTGCGAGCACGGCGTCGACCGTTTCCAAAGCCTTTCTGCGGGAGCGCACCGGTGCCATTCTGTACGCCCGCCAGTCGCATGTACTGAGGAGCAACACGGCGTCTCGACTTGCCATTCCGCGCCATGCGAAACCACTTTTGACAGCACTTCCTCCGAAACGAGACTCGTCAACTCTCTTGACAGCCAGTCGCCCGGCGTACCGTCATATCCGGACGAGTGGGTGAAACGACGCCCTTCAGGACTTAGGCGCCCCGGCGCAAAATGCAACCGGTCATCAGCCCTACCGTAGCCACTTTGTCCTCCCCCCGTCAACACCGACGATTCCCCGAGCGGCTGGTTTCACGCCGGTGCCTTACCGAAGTCCTCCGGTGGGCTTGTTGTTGCCGGGGACCTGGGGGCCTCATGCGGGGGAGCGAATGCACATTTTACGGGGCGGCAAACCCCCAACCCGAGCTGGAGAGGAAATGTGCACGCTTTCACCTCAGGGGCGGTCGACACCCCACCAGGCTTGGCACGGCTGCCCTGACACCGTGACAAAAGAATAAGGCGGCCCTTACTGCATATGAGGCTATGCAGAGCAGGTTGCGACCAATTCACCTGCTAGGGCCTTCTCGAGGGGGGGCGCTACCCCCCCCCCCCTCCCCGAGTCGACTAGCAAAGGAGGCCCCCCGGGATCAGGGGGACCACCACTTGCTCGGACCCAGGACCCAGCTTGTCCAACCCCATCATCACCGCCTCCTGGGCCGGCGACAACGCGCGGCACTCCGAGAGGGGCACGCCCTGTGCACCCCCCTTCATCCGCACGTATGCCTCAATAGCTGCGCGGCCGAAAGGCATCATCTCCTGGTCACCTGGCCACCCCTCGGGTCGACGTCCGAGGATGTCCTCAAAGGTCACCATGGCATCGGGACGGTAGTCTCCGAACAAGAACATCTGCGTGTCTCGGTCCATCCGCCCCTGTGAAATGGGGAAGAACGTGCCCGTCTGTGCCAGCCAGTGCCGACCGATGGCCCCAAAATAGTTTGCCAAAGGGGGGTAGGCCCCGAACGTACTCGCTCGGGCTGCCAACGAAACCGCTTTGGTGAAACTAGGGACGTCGCTCAGGCTCCATGCTGCGGCGGCAATATTCCTGTTTGGCTCCGGTACGGCCACGGGCGCGACCGAGCCATCCTCCATCACATACGAGCACATACCGACAAAAATGAGTGCATCTCCTGGCCTACGAACATCAAGCTTCATCCGAAAGCCCAGCGATTTCCATTCGAGCTCTATCGCGGTGTCTGTCATCCGGCTGGTCGTCCGGAGGACCGAGTCATCACCCTCATACGCGCATATGTGCAAAATCCACTCGCCGTTCCTCATACGGTACCATTTCCGCGACGGCTCGCGTATCCACGCCGCCGGGTCGTCGAGCAGTATGCACGCCCAAAGTGTGGCGTTGACAAGATAATTCAGCGCCGAGGTTCCCCTGTCACCGCTGGCACGAAACGCCCGGAGTATCAACACTCCGAAGGCCTTCTTCTTCTTATACATCACCAGCCTTTTCATCTTCGCCCTGTCGTCCAAGCCCGCGCGCACCCACGTGTGCACCGTCTCGCCGACATCAAGGTGCTCGAACAGGATCTCTGCGACTCTCTGCAGCAACTCGTCCTCAAGAAGGTGCCTAAGTTCCGGGCCGACTGTCGTATCCCAAGCCGACCCGTCCCCTTCTATCAATCTCCCACGCTTCTCTCCGTTCAACTTCTTGAAGATCCCCATCACTGCGTCGTGTCGTGGTTTGTGTTTAATGCTCTCCTCCTTGAAGTGATCAAACAACAAATCCTCAAAACACTTCACCACGACCAACGACAGGAGCTGCCCCTCCGGCTGGGCATCCAGCACCAGTCGGGGGGCCTTGCCGCGATCCGGGAGTATTTCGTCTTTGACTTTGGCTAACCAATTCTGCCTCTCCGAGCCGACGCCCCAGTTGAGCAGTTCGTCTACCGCGTGCCGCGTCATCTCGGCAGTCCATTTCTTCGACACGAGGTCCGAGAGGCATGTGTGCGTGGCAGCCCACTCCATGATCTTCTCTCGCGTGTAGATCGTGTGCTTGTACTGCGTCACACACGCCTTGATCTTCCGCCGCATCGTGGCAGAGGGTTTGAATGGTTGCGCCTTGCCTCCAATTCTCCCGTGGACAGCGGCCGCGATGTTCGTTTCATTCTCCTCAAAGTGCTGAGATTTGACGAGGTCGGGTCCGAGTGGATAGGCGACCCGAGGGGGTACCGTCGGGTCGCCCGGCGCCTTCACGTGGAACGAGGCACCATCGACCGCCAGAGGAATCGTCGCCCGGTGGTCCGTCACGGCCTCCAACAACCCGTCGTCACGGACCTCAGACCGGTGGAGACCATAATCGATCGTCTCCGGTTGGTCTTCGAGGCCTGGGGGCAGTGCAGGCTGCTCCGGTTCAGGCAAGGCTGGCGTCTCCTCAGGCGGAGGAGGAGGGTCCGTACGCGGCGGACCGCGGTCCCTCCCGGATGGCGGGGGGGGGGGATCCGCGGGCGCACCGTCGTCAATCTCCCCATCGGCTGTCAACGGGTACGCAAGAGACACCTCGTGCGCCACGCCCTCGAACAGCCACCGCCACACCCTCATATTTCCGACCCTCATTCTCGTGGACACAGCACTGAGAGCATGTGGTAGCACTCTGCAGTAGTCGGTAACCTTATCCGGGTCCTTGTGATTCGCAATCCGAGCAATGATCGCCTGATTGACCTGACGATCTCCTGCCGTGGCGAGCACCGTCGTGCAAACCGCCCACATCGATTTGTCAACGTCGATGCTCCGCTTCACCCACGTACGCCCCACCGATACTGAACAAAAATCAAACGGCCCGCAAGAAGGAGCGCAAAACGGGCATTCTGCCAATACCGGGAACGTCACGCGTCGAACAGCGCCTGGAACCCGCTGAAGCCGGCCCAATACCCCGCGGTCGCAGATGGCGCAGAGTGGGACGTCGTCCGAACGCGTAATCCGTGAGTGGGACATGGCTTTACGGATAAACCGAGCGTAGCCACACGCACACGAAAGTATCTCCTCGTGCGGGAGTGCCACTTTGGTCGGGGGGAGGTCCCCTGAG